TTGCCATTCTTTATATCCATCAAGAGCTGCGGCTTTCAATTCAGGAAACTCAAACTTTTCCCGGTAGCAGTCTAGCAACATGATATTCACATCGTTGGGATCTTCATTCAAATGAAAGACTCCCCATGTCGTACACGCCGAATAGTCTGCCCGTTCTGATTTGGTAAATGCGGTATCCCAGCTTTGAATTATAAATTCACAAGGAGGCGGTCTGCTCTCTTTCCATCGTTTCCACCATTCTCTTTTAACGATTGCCCCTTCTTCTCCTGTCGGTGTCTGTTGATATTGAGCGTTCCATTTATAAATACCAATCTCTTCCTTAACAGCTAAAAGCTCATCAAGGGGCCAGAATTCAGGCCATAAGGGTTGTCCGCTCGGCATAATTGCGGGTAGTTCTATCACTTCCCAATCTTCACCGCTTGAGCTTCTTAATATCCTTCCTGTTAAATCTCTGTCCGACCACCGAGTATTATGGCTTACAACCCCGTTGGCAATGAAATTTTCGGTGCGGTCAATCTCAACATCAAAGACTTCTTCTTTGCCATCAGGAGTTATTGAAACTATCTGATCTATTGTGAAGTCTGAGATACGATGCAGCTCGTTCAAGAATGCTTGGCGTTTTCCCGTAACCAATGGCAAGGTTGCAGTCGTTGCATAAAAGCCCTCTAACTTCTCCTGTATTGTGGTCGTGGTCGATACAAAGCTTTCCGTTCCAATGTGCCCTTGTATTCTTTTCAGAAGGCTCTTGACCGCAGACATCACACCTGTTGTTACGGTCTTGAACCATTTGCTCGTATTGAGCCACTGTAATCCCATACCTGTGTTTGATTCGTTTTTCTCTTGTTTTTTCAGGCGTGGGCTTTGGCAAGTATTCTTTTCTGTAGCAATTGTTACATAGCCCTTTTGACACTGCAAAATTTTCGCATTTGGTGCAGGATACACCCTTCCACTTTCCATGATGCCCAATTGAATGTCTTGGAGCATTTGGGTTTTTTCTGTGATAACACTCTTTTGACATACAGGCAGCGCATAACCCTGGCTTTGTTTTTGCCCTTGGTGGACGCTCGCATCCTTCAGTGAGACAAGTTCGTCTCCCACCATCAACTGATTCAATCTTGTCCATTCCAGTACCCCCTCATTCATTACAAGAAACGGATGTCTCTCATTTGCACGAATGATTTTACCAGATTCTGTTCGTATCTTATATATGGAATCAATACCATTTGACTGCCAGTTATTTACTTTTGATGTTGTTAATTTTCCCGAGTCAAACGTGGCAACCCTATCACCAGGGCGTATTCCAGCTAACAGTTTTTCTGTGCCATCTGCCATCAATACTTTTGTATCTCCAGTCATGCACATCACAACGACTATAGCGCCTCCTGGCTGTAAACGTTGTCGGGGTCCTGACGTATACCATTCATACACTGAGTCAAATACCGCCGGATCATTACTTGCTGCTCTGGCTTCTTGTTCTGAGTGTGGGTCATCAATAATCAATAGATCAGCACCTTTACCAGTTACCGTACCACCCACGCCAATCGCAAAGTAATCTCCTCCTTTATTTGTACTCCACCTACCTGCGGCCTTACTGTCTGCCTGTAGTCCTATACCTGGGAATACAACCTGATACTGCTCCGAGTCTACGAGGTTCCTCACCTTCCTACCAAATCCTACCGCGAGATCAGCTGTATTGGAACTCTGAATAACCTTCTTATGAGGGAACTTCCCCAAGAACCAAGAAGGAAACATATTACTCGCAAACTCTGATTTGGTATGTCTTGGGCCAAGATTGATGATCAGCCTCTTCAGTTCCCCACTAGCTACTCTCTCAAACATCTTTGCCATGACTGCGTGGTGCCTTCCATGGATAAAGCCAGGCCACATCTTCTTTACATAATATAAAAAGCTCGACTGAGCCTTTTCCCGCTCCAGTGCTTCCTTATATTCCGTGACTTGCCCCAAGAGCGCCTCAGCGTCCTCTTTATCCAATTGCCCTAATAGGTCATCTAATCTCACTCTAGATTCCTAAAGTTAATATACACGGGTCTAACACTTCTCTCCATACCCTTCACCTGCTTCAAAACCCCGAGCCGGACTAAGCGCTTAATCGTCTGATGTATATTCCCCAAACTACTCTTCTTACGAAAAGCAGCTATCTCCCTATACGACGGAGCAAAGCCAAACTTCTTCCAATACTCATCTATATATAAGAATACCTCTTTCTGTACAGGCGTCATCTCCATCCCCATCACTTGTTCTTCCGTATAGTCAGCCTTCTTCGCTACCATTACAGGGTTAATGAATATTTTTTTTATATATTTTTTTTCGACTCTAGCCATCATTTGCTAAGGGGGGTCTCCCCATCCACAAGGGGTGGGTCACTCTCGTCAGGATTTTGGGTGTAAACGTTTACAGCAGAATTTGATTTTTCTTGGGATTGTTCGTTAAACGATTTTCCTTGGGATTGTTCGTGTGGAATAGTATGCAACTGAGCAGAGGGCCCCGATTCCAAAAAAGTGGGTGATGGGGTATCGGTGGGGTCTTGATCCTCAGGAATTAATGAATTAGTACTCAGTTCCTCCAATAAAGTAGTCGCGTCATTCTCTATTACATCAACGGCTTGTTCATTCATTAATGCTTGGATCTCTCTTATGATCTTAGTCTTGATGTCTTCGCTCGAGTGGATTACCTTTGTTTCACTTCTATGAGTGAACAACGATACCTCAGTTATTTGGCCAATGATTTTACTCGCTTGTATCTTAACTTGTGGTTTCGAGTCAGGATCGGTTAGCACTGCCACCAGGCTCGTAATGGCTAAAGAACGTAGGCTTTCAGCGTTTTGATATTTCATCGCTTCATTAGCCGACTTAATAGCTTCGATGGTTGCTTGAACCTTGATATTTGACGCGATAGTGTGCGCGTTTCGGTTTACTGTGGTTGTCTTGGAGTTCGGTTTATACGCTTTCCGGTATGCGTCCGACTTGGTCTCTCCCTTTGCTACCTCTTCGGCAAACTTCGCTTGTTTTGCAGTTAGGGTTGATTTAGGTACTCTTAGTATGCTTTGTATTGTTTGCCCTTTGAGCGCTTCTCTCATGGCCTTGCGAGATGGTTTAATCATTGTTTCCATAGTTCGAATTTAGCAGAACGTTAAACATAAAACGCATTAAATCACATTAGTGCTCTTGTTGTCTAGATCTATTAGGCCAATAGACTGTATCCGGCTTTGAAGTGTAAACGTTTACAGCGATAGGTTTTCCCTATCAATACCGGTTTTCCCATTAATAAATACAATTTGCAATTGTCAACGTGAGATAATATATTTGCGTTGTAGTAATATCTTTTTAACCAAACCAAAGGGGATTTTTATGACATCATTTAACATTGTAGAAGTTTATTTACAAGAGGAGCGTTACAACGCACGCGTCAGGGCAACCATTCCCAGTACATGGATTGCTGTTCTAGATAATGGCGATGAGTTCCCTATCTGTCGCGGACATGAGGCCTCAAGCCCCGATGAGGCGCTCGCAAAATATAAATAAAAACCATGCGGTAAGCCCTTCGAGGTTTACCAGATCGTTTTAACCACCACCACAAAGGAACTAAAAATGTATGAAATCATTTTTTCAATTTTTGAAAACAAGCATATTGTCAGGCCTTGTATTTTGTCAACTGTAAAACCCTTGTTTATTGGAACACTTGAAGAGTGCACCTCTAAACTTCTCAACTTTAGGAGTTAATTTTATGAAGATCACAATTGAATTAAAGAACCAGTATGGGCAAACCACCGCGCACCCAGTCTGTTGCAAAGCGAAACTGTTCGCCCGCATCGCAGGGACTAAAACCCTTACCCTTGAAACCCTTAAATCGATCAAGGCCTTGGGTTACGAGATCGAACAGCTTGCACCGGAGTTACTTAAATTATGAAACAACTAATCGAATGGATAGTTTTACTGGCGCTCGCGTGCTTATTTGCTTATTTTTTTTCACTAACTTTATAAAGGGAAAACCATGCAATCACTAAAACAAGTATTAATGAGCCGAGACGGACTC